ATAAATCATAATGAGTAAGAATCTAGCAATCTTGTTATCTTTTAGTTCCCACAGTCTCTTTATTTCATCTTCCGTGAATGGTATCCCATGTTCATCATCGTCTTTTTCTTTAATCTCAATGTTAGCAGATATATCTTTTTCTATAATGTCATTAATAACAGCAAATCTACACATCTGATGGAACAGATTTACCACTAGTTCTTTACTGGAATGCTTTAAAGGTAATTCATCTACAATCTTTTGTAAGTCAGTATGTTTTAGGTTTTTAAATGTTTTATCATGCAGACTGGAACAATTATTAAAAGCTATATTCATAGCTTGATGAGTCTTTTTACTGTATATCCTTTTAGTCTGATTAAACTTATAATTATAGAATTTATCATACACTTCACTAAATGTCAGTCCATCGCCACTTAAATACACTGGTGCAATCATTCTAGCGATATTATTTACAATTTCATCAACCATGGATTTATTTGCAGTATCGGGTAATACTTCCGGGATATCATTTCCCCGATCGTAAGTACCGGCATGATACATAACAAGGACTGAAAATCCCTTGTTCCAGGTATCAACATATGCAATAGGCTTGTCATAAGCTGATTCACCATTCTTATAAGTGCTGGTTGATGGTGCTAATACCGCATAAGGGTTTTTACGCCCTTTACCAAGATATCTTATGCTACCAAATCCATTAGGTAACCTGGGATATGATTTTCTTTTCATTATACCACCTCTTATAGTGGTCGATTTCGACCAGTTTTTAATTCTAACAATTCAGTTGGATATACCATAGTACACTCTGTGCCATCCGGGATAAGTAATTCGGCTGCAAATATATTTGCTTCACGCTCTACCTTAGATGATAACAGTAGAGTGTGGTTTTTAATAAAAGCACATTCCTTTGTTCTGTGCAGAAAAGCATGTCCCAGTTCATGTGCCACTACTATCGGAAATAAGTCTGTATCCACCAGGTTTTCATTAATGAATATCCACTTTTTTCTTTTTATAAGTTTGTAGAATCCGGATAACTCACCCAGTGGAGCAATGTGTATTCCAATATTGGCAAATTTAGCAATAGTTAAAGGATTCCTACTGTTAGTCATTCTCTCATAATATGCAATAATTTTTCTAATCTTTTTGCGTGTGTTTGTATTCACTCTTATTCACCTTTATGTGGGTTGTATTTAACTTTATTTTCCTTTTTAGTTTCGGTTAATGCGTATTCCAGGGCATTTTTAAGCAGAGCCTTAGAAGTGTCACTCAATTCTTGACCATTATACATAAGTGGACTATCGTCACCGTTTTCAAGTTGAGCCATCATTTCATTTAAGCTTTTAGAAATATCTCTTTTGTCATGTTCCGATAATGTATCACTCATTTCATTATCACCTAATAACTCAGAAACAGAAACATCCAAGTAATTCGATATTAATACTAGTCTATCCGATGGGAATGTGCCCTTACGCAATTGGTTTATATAACCATTTGAAAATCCTAAGTCACGCTCTAGTCTTGATACTGGAATTTTGCGAGTTTTACATATATCTCTTACCTTATCTACAGTAGTCATAAATTCTCCTAATATAAAATTTTAGAGTTTTCTCTAAAAAATGATTGACAAATTAGAGATTACTCTATATACTAGGCTTAGAACTTAGAGAAAAGCCATAAAAAGAATAATCCCTTATATAGTACCGACATACATATATTAGATTATTCTCTAATAATAGTCAATAGATTACATGACTTTTCTCTAATAATTTTATATAGGGAAAGGAGATAAATGATATTAGATAGGATTCGAGTATTATGCGATGAGAATAAAATTACAATCGCAAAACTTGAAAAGGAAACCGGTATTGGTAATGGGACAATATCGAGATGGGATATTAGTTCACCTACAGCATCGAATCTGAAAAAGGTAGCTGATTATTTTAATGTCACTACCGATACTTTACTGGAAGAGAGGTTAAATTAGTTAATTATCGGAGGTTTAAATGAAACAAGCGATTATGTCTACCGCTGAGGCATGTTCGATATTAGGAATACGACCAGCAAGGTTGAGGCATTTAATGAGAACGAAAGCAATTGACATCGGTCGAGTTGTTGAGCCGGCGAATGGTAAAGGTAATAATAGTTACATCATATACCGAGATAAACTAATGACCGAGATCGGGAGAATTGATAAAGGAGACTGGGAGAGATAAATGAATAGAATTAAGGGATTTGCAATCCCAACATTAAATAAACCGGATGGTAATGACCAAACTGAAAGGTCAATACAGAACCTTGTAAATAGAGATATTCGCAAGGAAAACCAAATAAATGAATTGATAAGTAATTTGAATAAAGTAGATAAGAGTTTGAAAAAACAGATTGCAGATGCGAAAAAGATGATCGGGTTTTTGACCTTACAAGTATTACTAGTTAGTGTAATCCTGGTACTTATGATTACACATGTAATCAAGTAGATGCTGTATGAGTAATAAAAAGGTAGGGAACGATTTTGAAATGGAGTTTTGTGAAATATTAAGTAAGAATGGATTCTGGGTTCATAACTTAGCACAGAACCAAACTGGACAGCCGGCTGATGTAATCGCTGTTAGGGATGGTGGTTCGTTTCTAATTGACTGTAAGGTGTGTAGCACAGGTAGATTTCAATTAAAACGAATCGAAGAAAATCAACAATTAGCTATGCAGCACTGGTTAGACATGGGAAACGATGAGGCATGGTTCGCCTTAAAGGTAAATGATGAAATATTGATGATACCTTACAGACGATTGTTGTATGCGAAAGAGAGACAAAGCATATTGAATATAGATGAGATATATGAACGAGGAGTATTACTGGAGGATTGGGTAGATAATGATTATTGAGGTATCGAATAATTTAAAAGTAATCAATCCTACTCAGATATTCAAAGATTGGTGCAAACTGAATCTTACGATATCGAATCCAGAATATGCTAAAAAAGCGAGGATGCATTTATGGTTAGGTGATACCGCTAAGACATTACCACTGTATGAAATGGTTGGAGATGATTTGATTCTACCATTTGGGTTATTAAGAAGTATACCGAGAGAGGTGATACATGGAGCATCTGTAGTATCAAAATTCGCCCCAGCTGTAAATGTTAGATATGATGGAGCGATACCCTTATATGACTACCAGGATGTTGCATTGAATAAAATGTATGATGCCAAATTTGGTATTCTACAAAGTCCAGCCGGTAGTGGTAAGACACAAATCGGCATGGCTTTAGCAATGAAAACAGGTAGGCGAACATTGTGGCTATGCCATACGCTGGATTTGATAAAACAAAGTAAGCAGCGAGCCGAGATGTACATTAAATCGGACTCGATAGGCATGATATCAAATGGGAAAGTTAATATCAGCAACGGTATTACATTTGCTACTGTACAGACAATGAGCAAACTTGACTTAACTCAATATAAAGATTACTGGGATTGTATCATTGTCGATGAAGTACACAGGGTAAGTGGTAGTCCTACGGCAGTAACCATGTATAGGAAAGTACTCAATAATCTATCAGCTAGACACAAGTATGGCTTATCTGCAACTGTGCATAGGTCAGATGGATTTATAAAAGCTACATTTTCACTGATCGGGGAAGTGGTATACGAGGTTAAATCGAGTGATGTCGCTGACAAGATATTACAAGTAGGTATATATCCAGTTGGTACAGGTATACAGATTGGTAAGTCGGCATTAAATACAGATGGTACTTTGAATTATTCAAAACTTATATCATATTTGACTGAAAATATCGAGCGAAACCAAGTAATAGTGGATTGTATCGAGGATAATAAATCATCACTCATACTATCGGACAGACTGGAGCATCTATCAGCAATGATTAATATGTTACCAATTGATAAACAGTTAGATGCTGTAATGATTAGTGGGAAAATGACCACTAAAAAGGGCAAAGCTGAGAGAGACCATGCACTGGATGATATGCGAAATGACAAGAAGAAATACCTGTTTGCTACATATTCTTTAGCCAAAGAGGGATTGGACATTCCAAGGCTTGAGAGATTGTATCTTACTACCCCACAATCAGATTTTGCGGTAGTCACTCAGAGTATAGGTCGAATTGCCAGGAGATTTAATGGTAAATCTGAGCCGATAGCATATGACTTTGTGGATGATATTGGTTTCCTGGTTAAGAAGTATAAGAAGAGATGTTCGATTTACAGGAAGAATAAATGTTATTTTGTGGAGGATACGGATGGTAAAAGTTAATGAACTATTCGCTGGTATAGGTGCTTTCCGTAAAGCATTGATTAACCTAGGTATCAAACATGAGGTAGCTGGTATATCCGAGATAGATAAATACGCTATTCAATCATATACAGCAATGTATGGTGATACACATAACTATGGTGATATATCGAAAGTCGAAAAGCTTGATTATGCAGACCTTTGGACATACGGATTCCCTTGTCAGGACATTTCATTAGCTGGATATAAAAAGGGTATTGTAAAGGGTGAAACCAGGAGTGGACTTCTTTACGAAGTGAAACGCTTGCTACTGCGAAGTAAGTCGGATAATGAGTTGCCAAAGTATCTAATAATGGAAAATGTCAAAAATCTTGTTGGTAAACAGTTCAAAGGTGATTTTGAAAAGTGGTTATTGTTCTTAGAATCGCTGGGATATACGAATTATTGGCAAGTACTCAATGCTAAAGATTATGGGATTCCACAAAACAGAGAGAGAGAGTATTTTGCGTAAGTATACAGGGTGGTGAGCCTTATGAATTCCCAGCTAAACAGGAGTTGAATTTAACACTTAAAGATATGCTTGAAGATGATGTGGATATTAAATTCTATTTAACTCAAGAGCAAGTAGATAAGATTAAGTTTAATACATTTAACAAAGAATCCAAGAGGATACAAACTAAGGAATATTGCGATACATTATGTGCTTGTGATTCTACAAAAATGAAATGTATACAGATCGGGAAATATGCTACACCAGCTAGAACTAATAGTAGTTGTTGTCGTGTGTATGATAAAAATGGACTATCACCAACTCTTACTACATTCCAGGGTGGTAATTTACAACCTTTTGTACTATCTGACAATACTTTGGTGAGAAAATTAACACCTAAAGAATGCTGGAGATTAATGGGATTTACTGACAATGATTTCGATAAAGCATCTAAGGTTTGTAGTAATTCACAGTTATACAAACAAGCTGGTAATTCGATAGTAGTACAGGTATTAGAACGAATTTTGGAGAATTTAATAGGAGGTGAGATGGCTACAGTAACTTATGATTGCGAAGTATTTAAACACGACTGGGTTGTAGTCTTTAAAGATAGAAAAACCCGAGTATATACAGTAATTCATAATGACAATGAGGCTTTAAAAATGGCTATCAGTAATGAGAATCTGTATATAGGATTCAATTCAAAGCATTATGACCAGTACATAATTAAAGCGATAGCAGCGGACTTTACACCCGAAGAATTAAAGCAGTTAAATGACTACATAATTGCTGGTGGTCAAGGATGGGAATACCCACTATTACAGGACTTCTACTTTACTTTAAATAATGTAGATATAAGAGATGATATGCAAAATACATTGTCTCTTAAGTCAATTGAGGGGCATTTGGGACTACCCATTAGAGAAAGTAGTATTGATTTTAATATTGACCGTCCACTTACAAAAGAAGAGTTAGATAAGGTAATCGAGTATTGTAAGTATGATGTTGATAGTGCTGATGAGATAGTAAATCTTAGAACTGATTATCTAAAAACTAAAGCTAACTTAGGTAAGAGAGCCGGTATTGATGTAGTAAAGGCAATGGCTATGACTAATGCAAAGCTGACAGCAAAAATGCTGGGTGCAAAATATGTTAGTAGAGACGATGGGCGAGAATATGTATATCCGGATAATCTTGATAAAAGTGTTATTCCAAATGAGATACTTGAGTTTTTCGATACAATTCACGATATGAGCATATCTGACGATGAATTATTCAAGACATCGCTGGACATAGTAATTGGAGATATGCCTTGTACTTACGCCTGGGGTGGAGTGCATGGTAGTCAATCTAAGTATTATGAGGAATCGACCAATATAAGTGTAATACAAAATAGGGATGTATCAAGCCTTTATCCTACAATCATTGAAGAGTATCAATATCTATCAAGAAATGTGGCTGATGCTAATTTGTACTATCAAATGCGTAAAGATAGGATAACAGCTAAACATAGTGGGGATAAGCAATTATCAAAGGACTTAAAGCTACCACTCAATACGGTATCGGGGGCACAGGAGAATAAGTTTAATGAGTTATACGACCCGTTACCTACTAGGTCACTTAGAATATCCGGGCAGTTGTTTTTAACAGTCTTAACTATGCGATTACTGAATGCATGTAAATCAATCAAGCTGTTAAATCTTAATACTGACGGACTTATGTATTCGGTAGATAGAGAAGAATTACCACTGGTTGATGAAATATGTACCACATGGGAAAAGGAAACAAGGTTTGAGTTGGAAACTGACGAAGTATCTAAGGTATGGATTAAAGATGTAAACAATTTGTTACTGATTAAGACAGATGGTGAAGTCAAAACAGTTGGTGGATATCTTAACTATGGTATATCAGTCAAAGGAGCATGGGCGATAAATAATAATATGATTATCGTGAAAAAGGCATTGATTGAGTATTTTGTAAACGGTACACCAATTGAGGATACTGTTAATAATAGCAATGATATCTTTGATTTTCAAATCATAGCAAAAGCCGGTAGTAAGTATAGTAGAGCATACCAGCTGGTGGATGGTGAGGAAGTCCCGGTACAAAAAGTAAATCGAGTTTACTCAACAAAAGATACCAGGTATGGCACATTGATTAAAGTGAAAGCCATAGATGGTGCAAATGAAAAGATAGCAAGTCTACCCGATCATTGCATTATAGATAACGAAAATCAATTGACAATTGATGATATTGATAAAGAATTCTACATCAATCTTGCTAAGAAAAGATTGAGTGATTTTACAGGCAAAGAAATGGAGGAAGAAGAAATGCCAGCAAAGAAAACTACAGGAGAAGAAGTGAAAGGATTTGGTGATAAGAATGTATACCAGAAGCTGATATTAGCAAGAGAGTTGTTTTTATCTGAGAATGTACAGAAAACAGGTAAGAACATGCATTTATCATTCAAATATTTTGAGTTAGATGATATTGTCCCAGTTGCTACTAAGATATTCTCAAGGATAGGTTTACTACCAATGGTGAATTTCATTGATGGTAATGCTGTAATGAGTATCGCAAACACAGATAAACCGGAAGAGGTAGTATCGTTCACTGCACCATTTGACAAGATAGAGCCTATTGCAAATAAAGAGGGTAAAATGGCTACCAACTCAATGCAAGCTTTAGGAAGTTCAATTACTTACATGAGAAGATATCTATACATGATGGTACTTGATATATGTGAGGCTGATAGTATAGATGCAAATATCGGATCGGGAACTGATAGTACAACAGCACCAAGTAAACCTACTGCACCGGCAACACCGGTACAACGAGGTGAGATAAAGGAGAGTCTTACAGGTGCAAAAGAACAGGCATCTGAATTACAGATAAAGAGCCTCAAAGCTGTATTGAAAAAGTTAAAAGAGGCTGACCCAAGTAAGGAAGAAATGATAGGTAAGATTGCGGTACAGACTAAGAGTTTTACAGATATATCGAAGTCGGACTGTGAGAAGTTGATACAGAAGATTACAGGACTATTGGGAGATGCGGCATGACAGTAGGTGAATTAATAGATGTATTATTAACTAAATTCAATTGGGATGCTGAGTTATTGTTTAGAGTAAACATACCTGTAGGGATTTGTAGTGGAATGTCGGATGTTTTATGTAAGTATAGCGATATAGGTAAGGTAGATAATTCAGTTACCATATATTTAGATGAAGTGGAGGATTCATGATGGAATGGATTGACGGTAATAGGGTGAAAGTTACACCACCAAAGAGATGTAAAAAGATAACAGGTACAAGATTTGCAACCATACTGGGTTTAAATCCCTGGAGTACTGAGTTTGAAATGTGGTGTGCAATCACAAAGACGTATGAGAAACCATTTGAGGATACTATATATACAGTAGCTGGTAAGGTGATTGAACCTAAACAGGCTGAGTATATGGAAAAATCATACGGTATGGATATTGTTAGACCGTCTGATATATGGGGAGAGAACTATTTCAGCAAGACATATGGTGATTTCTTCCCGGAGAACGAACACCTTGGTGGTATGTGGGATTATCTACTGAATGGCGAAGACGGTAAAGTAGAGGCTGTACTGGAGATGAAAACCACCAAAAGGGTTGAAGATTGGGCAGATGGTATACCGGATTATTACGCATTACAGGCTGCACTATATGCATATTTAGATAGAATAGACCAGGTAATAATGGTGGCGTCATTCCTTGAACCAGGTGATTATGATGACCCGGAAAACTTTATACCTAATATCAACAACACTATAACAGTGGAGTTCAAGGTATCTGAGAGATATCCAAACTTTGCAGATATGGTAGCAAAGGTTGAGCAATGGTGGGCTGAACATGTTGATACAGGTATATCACCAGCGTATGACGAGGTTAAAGATGCCGATATACTTAAAGCATTACGAACTAATACGGTATCTGATACAGGTGATATCAGTGAAATTATTAAAGAGGCTGAAACATTAAAGGCTGAACTGGATGAATATACAGCTAAGATAGATGATAAAGAGAAGAGGTTAAAGGTACTCAACGATATTATCAAGGAACATGCTATGTCAAAGTTCAGAGATGGTGATAAAAAAGTTGAGATACCCGGTAGTAGATATACCTGGACTATATCAAAGACAGAAACAACAGGGATTGACAAGGATGCACTGACAGCTGACGGGTTGTTAGAGAAGTATTCAAAGAAAACAGAATCATATCGAATGGTATGTAAATAAGGAGGCTAATATGCGTGATGAAATATTACTTAGTAGGGATTACTTCGATGAGGTTGTAAATAAGATAGTTAATAAAACATTAAATGATAAGGACCGTAGTAGTATTGTGAAACTGGCAATGTCAATGAGTATGCTCAAACTTGCAAATGATATGGAAGAAGAATTGTTTGGAACAGAGAAGGATGATTAATATGTTAAATTCTACAGTGATTGACATAGATTATTTCAACCAGGTAAAGGATGAAGTAATACGAGAAATGTTAGAAAAGAATGATTTACCAATCGAAATAGTATTGGTAAAAGCATTGGCTATGGCTGAATTCGCAAGTGATATGAGTAATAGATTGTTTGGAAAAATGGAGGATAAATAATATGGCAAGAATACCAATGACTAATGGATTTACAGTTATACCGGAGGGGGAGCATGTATTTCGTATATATGATGCAAAGTATGATGAGGACTTCGGTAAGATAGAAATAAAGATGGTTACAGCTGACGGCTCTAATCATATGGAGAAATACAACATTCTTAATCAGAATGGGGAGTACAATGACAAGGCACTTAATGCATTTTCCTATTTCGCTAAAACTGCACTCAATAATTTCGACATCGAAGATGTCGACCCAGGTGAATTGATAGACCGCTATATAAGAGCAGAAGTGGTTCATGTGAAAGCACCAAGTACCAAAGACCCTACCAAGACTGTTACTTTTGTAAACTTAGGTGATAAGTCACCAGCAGATGGATTTGATACCGAACCAACAGGTAAAGCACTTGAATCGGCACAGGGGAATAAAGCTGTAAAAGCTGAGTCCACATCCAGTGATAATGGATTAGATATAGACGCATTATTAGGTTGATCGGGAGGTGGGTATGTCAGAGGTTAATCACCCATCACATTACAACATACCTGGTCGAAAAGAATGTATAGAGGAGATGCTTGATAAGTTCGGTACAGAAAAACTACAAGCGTTCTGTGAGTTAAATGCCTATAAGTACCGTTATAGGCATACTCTTAAAAATGGTGACCAGGATTTAGAAAAAGCAAAGTGGTATGAGTTAAAGAAAACGAAACTTGAACAGAGCGATGATAGACATAAGATAGCTGAGTTCTTCGGAATCAAAACACAAACAAACCAGCTTATCGAGGAGATGTCGGAACTCATACAGGCATTTTGTAAAGAGAATAGAGGGATTAAGGCTAATGTTATAGAAGAATTAGCAGATGTTAGACTTGTCCTAGCACAATTGATTTATTTATTAGATTGCGAAGAGGAGGTACAACAAGTTGAAAAATCAAAGATTGAACGAACTAAGCGAGATTACGACATATAGATTTAAGGTAGATGATAATGGTGATGTAGGGTTTCTTTTAGCTACCGGTAATGATTTTGCAAAGAATAAAATGACATTAGAGAATGCTAAAAACATAGCATGTACCGGCGAGGTTAAACCTTCAGATGTAGAGGGATACCCTATATGTGTAGACGATAAATGGTATTTTGAGGGCGAGTTTCATGAGTAAATCTTATGTATCCGATTATGTTGAACATTGCATGAAGTTCTATGTTCGATACAGGAATCCAATGTTTCATTCAAATGTAGATAAATTGAATTGGAATACTTGTGACAAGGCTTTATCTAAGTTACCCACCAGGGATAGAGAATTGGCAATTTCAATTTACAGCGATACTTCCCCGGA